ACCAAAATAGTAAACACCAGATTTAATACTCTGTTTGTTTCCGCCATGTAGTAAATCATAGGCTACGCTGTCTAACATGTAGCCAATATCTCTTCTGCACTTAGTCTCATCATAGACTAGTGTCTTTAATGTATTAACATACGCAACTACTTCAGCTTTGATAAAATCTCTGTTTTCATTTAATAGGATAGCAGCATTACGAACATATTCGCTAGGGCTTCTATCTAAACTGATCGGTGATGGTTCTTCAGCAACACTAGGACCATTATTAATAATATTAACAATGATATCTAATCGTTCAATTGCTTCGTTGGCTTCAATAGGCGTTCCGCTCAAACCTAATACCTGCTGTTCAGCAGACTGATATAGAGTAGATGTACTGATTGCAATACCGCGAATAATGTTAGGAGCTAATTGTTTGATATATTCATATGCGGCAATAGTTTGAGGACTCTGTCCTTCAATTGCACTAGAGCCGGCATCAAATCCGTAATAATAAACACCGCTTTGAATAGCTTGTTTATTACCTCCGTACAACATATCAAAAGCAACACTGTCTAACATATAACCAGTGTCTCTAAAACATTTATCTTGATCATATTCAAAACCAACAGTCTTAGTGGCTTCAACGAATGCAATAACTTCTGTCTGAATATATGTCTTGTTTGCCTGTAGTAAATTATATGCTTTAAGTACATTTGTGTTAGTACTTGGCACTAACCCGTTTGGTACAATATCATCAGATACACCTACAGTACCTACATCCAAAATGTTTAGTATGACATCAAAGTCGTCGTTGAGCAATGTTGATTCTGCTGAGGTTGCAGTAGACAAAGATGTATTTTGTGCAATGCTAGTTTGATAACGAGTACCACTAGTATTGCCAACTACTACTTTTGCAGCCAACTCCTTAACATACTCAATTGCATTTGTTGTAGTTGTTAGTTGACTACCAATGCCTGAGACGTATCCGCTTTGATTCCAGTATTGCAAACCAGCAAAAGTACTTTGACTTGTGCCGTTGAATAAAATATCTTGTGCAACAGAATCAACAATCAACCCAGTGTCTCGAGCACACTTAGCAGAATCATATGTGAATGCAATTAATGTTGAATTTAAATTATTAATAGCTTGTTCAGTAATACTATTTTTGGCTGCTAGTATTGCATCAAACGCAGCATTGTAACCTACACTATTAGTAGCAGTACCGTTAGAAATAATTTTATCAGTTACCCATTCTGAGAATGCTCCAGTTACTAGAGTAGCTGTAGAAGTATTTAAAATTTCTAGTATATTGTTAAATCTACTAGTAACAACTGCACCTTCGGTTGCGCTTGCGGCACTAGTTGCAGTGTTTGCAGCTAAGTTACGAACAAATTCTATTGTTGCAATAGTAGCAGTTATTTGACTATTGATTGCATCAACGTATTCAGTTTGTCTCCAATATTGCAAGCCAGCAAAAATACTTTCACTGGTGCTGTCAGCTAACATATCTTGAGAAATAGAGTCTACAATTAAACCTGTATCTCGAGCACACTTAACTTGATCATATATAAATGTTCCTGTGTTAAATGTTTTATCAACATATGCAATAACCTGTTCTTGAATGAAGGGTTTGTTAGCCAGTATTAATGTTCTAGCATCAAAGAATCCAGGATTCTGTTGTCCTGCATTAACGTACATTCCTCGTTCAACTGAGCCTTGAGAAATATCCACAATGATACTTGATGTATTAGCTAACCAAGATCCGATACCTACACTAGCAGGTACTTGAACAGTTTGGTTTGGTACAAACATTGTACCGTCACCTAACCATGGTCCAGATTGATTAGTACAGTTTTGAATATAGGGAGAGTGATATATGTCAATACGATTATCGCCTTCTTGCGGAGGGAAAGCTGTTGCATATGCTCCACGATTGTATTGATCTTCGTACGGTCCTTGTAATAATCCACTTCTTCCGTTTAAGAATGTGCAATAGTTTATGTAGCATCCACTATCAACATGGAACAAGTCTTGAGTTTTATTGATAGGCTCAATAAATGTTGTACGAATATCAGACCCTCTGATAGAAGTATAAGGCTTCATTCTAACAGGATTATCTTCTAAGTAGAATCCTGCACTAACTAAAATTTGTGTGCCTGGCTGGAAGTAAGGGCTATTCACCGCTCCAGTAATTGTTCTACATGCACGACTCGGATCCATTGCTCTGCCGTCATTAGTATCGTTGCCGTCCATTGTTACATATAGAGTGTTTGTTACAACTGGTGCAGTGCCAACTGGGTTTTGTCCCCTAACTCTAATATCGCCAATAATTTCTGTTACGCCGGCTGCTGGGTTAATTTGAACAGTACCTGTAGTAGATGCAATTACTCGAGTAAAGATATCCTGAATGTAAGCTTCTGCCCACTGCGTATCAGTAGAACCAATTTGGCCTGTCTCGTTTTCTTTAGGCATCACATCAGTGGCGGTTAGTATTCCACCAACGTATGCGTTTTTAGCAATACCAACACCACCTTGAACAATCAACGCTCCGGTTGTTGTGCTAGTTGATTGATCACCTTCTGCAATTAATGCGCGATCAGTTCTAATTCTACCCAATGACGGATTGTATGTTAAACCGTCGACAATTCCTTCTAAGTCAATATATGTAGGACTTTGATAATCTTCTGGAGTGTCTTGTAATACAAATCCTATATTAAATTCGATATCAGCATTTGTTGCAGTAAATGTAACAAAGGTAGTTGTAACGGCTGTTTCAACTCGTCCATAAATAAAACCTCCGACGTTTAAATCTTTTTCAATACCAACACCACCGGCTACATACACTGCACCTTGTCGGCGTTGTTCTTCAGTTCCGTATATATTTCCAGGATCGTAAGGTCTACCTGCTGGACCAAAATCAGTATAAGGATTCCAAACGTTTTCAGTATTATTGATAATATTTAGATACGCAGATCCAGTACCATACTGAACAAATCTTCCTACGTGGGCTGAATTCCAAATATTTGTTGATGTTCCAATATTAACTGTATAGGAACTTTGAGGTATTAGGTCGTTAATAAATCGACCAACTGTATCAATTGTGTCAGATGATGAATTACCAATAGTAGTGTCACTATTTAAAAATGTGTCACCGTCGACCTGCAAGACCTGAGTAACTCTAGTTCGAATAGTGTCAATAGTAACAGTACCATTGACGGCCCTAATTATATAATTGCCTGGTAAGTTTAATACGTTTGTGCTGATTGCCATTTATAGATCCTCAGATGTATTTATTTTTTTAGTAAACTCTTACTTCCACAGAGTCCAACATCATGCCGCTCTTGTGGGGCCAACGAGGATGGCTTTGAAAACGTAAAACTACTCCAAAGGTTGTATTGAGTATTCCGGCAGTTGTTAAATTTGTGTTCCATAGATTATCTTTCCCACCGTAAATTTTAATAGGATTCAGGTCCAAAGACGCTTGATTATCTCCAATTATATTATCGTTTAGTGTTAGTTGTATTGTCTCGTCAGTAATTCTACCGTATCTATTCGAAGTTACTTTTACTTCAATCCCTAATATAATATCTGGAACATCAATAAAATTAAATCCAGTGACTGTTAAGAAATAAGTTTTTTCTTTAATGTTATGTCTAGGATCTCTAGCAATATGCAACAAGTCTCTTGATGTTTTAATTGATCTTCCATCTAAATTCTTTAAACTGCTAAAGTTATTAACCTCAAGCCAAGGAATGTGTGCATCTTCTGCACCTTCTTCTGAGTATTGAATAATGTTGGTTGGTAGGGCCCAATTTGACGTCATACTCTTATTTACCATATAAAAGAATAGGGGGCATAAACCCCCTATTAGATAACACTATATTAAGTGTTTAGTTGTTGCCAATAGTAACAATAGTTCCTGTTGAAGAACCTAATGTCCATCCAGTAGATGCACCGTTAGTAATTAAGAAACTACCAGATGCAGTAGACTGAACTAGAACTGCTCTACGTGCAGTTAGTTTTCTAACCCAGTATGTACTGCCATTCCAGTCAGTAGCAACAATATTCATTTCTTTTGCGGCTAGTGTAGCAGTTGTTACTAACTTGCACTGACCTTGACCGTCAGCGGTTTGAACTAGATAACGCTTGCTAGCTTCTTGCTTCTTGATATCAAATGCCTTTTGAGATCCACCTGTGATAAACGCTTCGCCTTTGATAGCATTTTGTCTATTAGAAGTTAATGCAACGGTAAATGTTGCAAGTGTGCCAGTTGTTCCGCCAGTGACTGCTAGAGTTGGTGCGCTGGTGTAACCTGTACCTGCTGATACAAGTGTAACAGAAGCAATATTTCCTAGTGCGTTTGTTGTAACTTGTGCAGTTCCTGCAACACCGCCTGGAATATTAGGTGCGCTAAATGTTGCACCTAGTGTTGTACTTGTGGTGTACAATGTGCCTGTGTTGTTTAGTGCAACAGTTGTAACACCTTCACCACCTACGCCAGTTACTCCACCTTGTGCTTGGTTAGAGTAAGGGCTGTTTGTATTACCAAAAAACTTTTCTTTAATCGGACGTCCCATTTTATTTCTCCTTATGTTAAGATCGTTCTATGATCTACGCGGATGGTACCGCATAAAACCCGTAAGGGCGAACAATGTTATTTATTGGATAGTCAACAAAAAACCCGCCGAAGCGGGTTTGTTGTGGTTATAAGACCAAGTAACGGATTACTTGAAGCTTACGTTTGCGCTAGTGATAGCAACTTTACCTAGGTAGTCAGCAGCGTTACCTAAGCTAGATGCTGTGTTTGTTAACTCAACATAGCCGTAACGTGTCATGAAGCCAACTACTGGCTCAAATGTTGCTGGGTCAAGAACAACACCAGAGCTCATTAGAGGAATGTATGGGCAATAGAACGCAGCAGCATCTGCTTCGCTTGTACCTTTGTATCCAACTAGGATCTGATTGTTGTCGTCTGTGTCAGACTTGTATGCGTCAACATAAACACGCATAGCACCGTTCAATGTACCAACGAACTTAGTGTTTGTCGGAGCTTCGAATGTACCTTCTGTAGTACGAGCAAAAGCAGAAGTTGTAGCACTTTGTAGGATCGTTAGAGCTTGGTTGCTTACAACTGCCCAGTTTGCGCTACCACGACGTGTACGCTGAGCAATCAAGTTGCTTACGCGGTTGATCTGGATAGCTAGTGCAGCGTGCTCGTCACCGACGAATGTAGCTGTACCAGAAACTAAAGCCTGGTCATATGTTTCTTCAACACTAGCCAAAGAACGTAGACTTGTTAGAATCTCTTGGTCAATTTCAGCTGTGATTTCTTGTGCTAGAGCAGCCATGATTTCTGCTTCGATGTCAATGCCTTGTTGAGCTTGTGCATCTTGAGCAGCTTCAAAAGTCCAGCGAGCGCTTAGTTTACGAGACTTAGCTTCAACTGGGCTCTTCAAGATCTGAATGCTCATACGCTTACCTGGAGTACCTTCTAGGGCAGATGTTACTGCTGCACCACCGTTAGAAGCATTATTACCAGAATACGCTTGAGCGATCTTGAATGGGCTTAGTGCTTCTTCACCTGCTGTTACAACATCACCACCAGAAACGCCGTCTGCATAGCGGACACGTAGAGTATGGATCTGTGCAACTGGGCCTGTCATTGGCTGAACGCCGATGATTTCGTTTGCAATAACTGTCGGCATAACACGACGAATTACTGGAAGAATAACACGGTTCAGGGTAGCAATGTTACCTGTGCTTGTAGCACCTGCTGTTGCAGACTCACCTAAATAACGACGAGTATTCTCTAAGCAAACTGCCATAGAAGACTTACGGTTACCGGTTAGGCCTTCAAGCAGAGCTTCTTTGGTCTCTGACCATCTTTCATTTAATAATTGTGACATTTAATTTGTCTCCTTGAATATAATTATTTCGATAGACCCGCTAACTTGCGGATATCTAATATGTTATCTAAGCCTACCACTGGCTTGCTTTCACGGTTACCAGTTACTTCTGAGCTTTCAGTTAGTGCTTTTTTAAGTGCTACTTTCTTTGCGCCTTCCATTACTGCGGGTAGGTATTTCTCAAATGCATTATGCAGTTTCTGTGTTTGTACAGATTCTAACAAGTCTTGCATTACCACTCTTTTTTCGCCACTTAATGGCGATAGCAATTCAGCCATAACATTTTTACGTTCCATTAGATCTTTTGTAACACGAATTTCGCGTTGCGTAGATTCTACTAGATTGTTTTTTTCTGCTACGGTTTGTTTTGCTTCTGCTAGTTCTTGTTCTTTCTTAGAAATAATCTTTAACAATTTACTTGTTTCAGATTTTTCGTTTAGGTAGGAACCTGCAAACTCTTGCGCAAACGCTTCATAAATTTTACGTCCAAAATCATTGCTGCGGGCGCTGTCAATATCTTCTTTCAACTGAGTAATCTCACTTGTAAGTTTCTTAGTAACAGTTGCTTCGACAACTTTTGCGGAACGTTGAATAAATGCTTGTTTGATATCATCAAACTTGCTCTTAGCTTCACGAACTAACTTAACTTTCGTTTCAGCTAGGTCCTTTTTATCAGATGCAAATTCTTGGATTTCTTTTGCTAGAGCATGTACAACAAATTGCTCTAACTTACTGAAGTTCTCAGAAACGGTCTTACGATCGCTCTGGAATTCAACTAACTCTCTGCCTAATTGACCAATAACAAATTTTTCTAACTTCTTAGCATCTTCAGCAATACGTGAACGATATGCTTCTTTTGCTTCAGCTAGTGCTTTCTTGTCATTGTGCAACTCAGCCATTTCTGCGGCCAGTCTGTCGCTTAACATCTTGTCGATTGCCTCAACCATAACACTCTTGTCATGATTGTATTTCTGGGCAAACTCTTCACGAAGTTCAGCGGTCACTTGGTCGCGATTCTCTTGAATTTTTGTAGCAAAGGCAGATTCGACAGCGACTTTTACATCTTCTGACATTACACCTGACTCTACCAATTGTTTGAATGCGTCCAACATCTATTTCTCCTCGGGCTTATTTTAGACCTTTAATAATTTGCATGAGAGACTCTTGCAAATATTTCTGGGCCTTTGGATCTTCTTTTACTTCTTGTGCAACTTTAAATGCCTTCATTCCGCCACGTGCATTCATTAAATGCTCGTACACAGGCGTAGGGTAAGCACCAGGTGCGCTTGGTTGTGCAACTATGTCAACGGTAATGATTTCAAAGTCGGAAACTTTACCGCTCATGTCATCAACGTTTCCGCTGCCTCTAGAGCTGACGCCAAGTTTTACACCTGCTTCGAGCATTGTACGAATTAAGTTGCCCATCGGTGTCGGCAAGATTTTAAACTTGCCATAACCGTTAGGACCTTCCATCCACATGTTGGTTATCATGTGGCTGACACGGTCCAAATTCACTTTTAAATCATCTGGGTGGTCTACTTCACCTAAGACAGAATAACCATTCTGAATCTGATCGTTCAATGTTTTCACAGCACGTTCAATTTCGTCTACAGGGTAAACTCGTTGATTAGCGTTGCGAATACCACCTTGAATGGCAATACCCTTTAAATGAAGGTTCTTGCCGTCCTTGTCGTCTGACTCTAATACGATGCCAGACTGATCAAAACTTAGGTGTTCTCTTAGATAAGAATGTTTCATCCAGGTTCTCTAATTAGTTTGCCGGCTTTAAGAATTGCTTGATGCTAGGAACGCTAGTTTGACCAGCTTTGTCGCCTGTTCCAGAACCAACTGGTCCAGGACCTGCACCTTTCTTCTCAGCACCGTGGCCACCTTTAACGTTGCTTAGTGTCTTAACACCACTCTTTGCACCGTCAACATTGTGGATACCTTTGGCAAACTTTTCGCTTGACTCAGGATTGATACCTTTGTTTACTTTAGCTGGACGATCGCCTGTGTTGCTTTGGCCTTCTGTATCACCGCGGACAATATTGCCTGCGCCAACATTCTTACCACCAACTGGCTTGCCGGCAC